GTAACGGTGACTAGATCAAATTTATTTACAGAAGCATTAAAACTTGATACAACAAAAGATAGAAAGGTATAATATGAAAACAAGTGAAGCTCTAAAATTAGTCGGAGGCCTGAGCAAGCCTTCTAAGATGCCTGGCTGGGCCTATGGTTTACCTGCCAAAGAATGCAAGACAGGCTCGAAGCTGGTGAAGGTATCAGGGTCCACGTGTGAGGGCTGTTATGCTCTCAAGGGTTGTTATGTTTTTAAAGTAGTACAAGACGCACAGTACAGAAGACTGGCAAGCGTCAAGCATGAACTATGGACCGGGGCCATGGCATTACTCATTAACAGCAAGAAGTCGAAGGTTTTTAGATGGCATGATTCCGGCGACGTTCAAGACGAAGCCCATCTTATTAAAATTTTTGCTGTGTGTAATTTAACACCTAACACCCGTCACTGGTTACCGACTCGCGAAGCATGGATCAAGAACCATCTAGAAGATTGTCCTAAAAATTTAGTTATAAGGTTTTCTGCTCCGATGGTAGACCAGGACGCCCCCATCTCATGGCCTAATACGTCAACGGTTGTGACAGCTGGTGCAACATGCCCGGCACCAACTCAAGAAAACGAATGTAAAGATTGCAGGGCCTGCTGGGATCCTGACGTCAAGAACGTAGCATATGGCCAGCACTAGAATACGTAAGTCAAAATACACAGAAACCATCCACGCAGTGCACAACGAATGGTGCGCGGCCAATGGTTATCCCGTGCGTAGCTACAAGCCTGGACCAGGGCGCCCTAAGCTGCAAGCTTCAAGCTCTAGGATCCTAAAGTCTCAAGCGTCAAGCCTACATCATCAAACCTGTCAGCAATAGCTTCAAGCTTCAAGCTATAATCATCAAGCTTCAAGCTACAAGCTGCAAGCTCCTCGATCAATGAACCAGGGACCAAGTGAAAACGTTTCTTTGACCTCGGACCAAGGGTCTGGATGCAGATAAATGTATTGTCAGGATGTCTAACGTGCCACGCTATTTGGTGTGGACTTAGACGGACAGAATCACCTTTTGCTATCTTAAATTCTACTGTAAAGAATTGATTTCTTTTGTTGTAACAGAGTGTATCCGGCACACCTTGTAGACTTAAATTTTCAATCCTACTGTAGATAATATTAGGTGTAGCCTTACGTACGGTCTGGTATAATTTAGCCTCTGGACCCATTACTTTTTAGGAGTAACAGGTGTATCCTTTTTAGGCTCAACTGCAGGCAAAGAACTTAGCATAGTTATAAGAGGATGCACTTGATCCCAAGGCTGTCCTTTTAAATATGCTACCAATGCTGATAGCTGTTGTGTGCTTATTTGTTTCATTTTTCTCCTTTGTTTTCAAATGGTTTAGCTTCCCATTTATTTACTCGATCAACATTACCTGACACAGATACTCTGACAACATCACTCTTAAAAGGTATAACCCAATGTTTAAGCGAGGCAGGGAATATAAACATATCTCCTACTTCAGGAAACATAGACCTGTGTGTAATGTATTGTTGATTACCTTCTCCATACAAGAACTGGATAGATCCAGGACCTGCATGTCTTCCCTTAAATTTTTTATTTTCTTCCTTTAACTCATCAGGAATATCAAGATAGATTACAAAAGATAACTCACCGTTGTGGTCGTGTGGTGGATTAAACTCATGTTGTTTTTGGAAGTTAGCCCAAGCACTTAACAAAAGATATTGTGGTGGCGGGTCTTGTTTAACACCAGTATACTGTTCATACACTTGATTGTATCCTGCTATGTACGGAGTTAAGTTGGGTATAACTAATTCTTTATTCAAAGATACTTCTTTGTCTATTATACCTGCAAGGTGTTTATTGTGTGGTGTGTTAGAAGATTTTGCAAGACTCATTAATTGCTTAATAAACCCATCATGCACTTTTAACTGTGCAAGACATGGACCCCACTGGTGCACCATAAATTGCGTTTCTTTCTTCGGTGCTGAATCTGTCATTTAAAAATTACCTTTCAATCCTTCGTCTATTTGCAGTGTCTGTTCGTCTTGTGTTTTAACTACAAGTTTAATACTGGGACTACCTATAATTTGACTTTCATGTACTTCCATTCTTTTAATCTCTTCTAAGTATCCACCCTTTTCGACATAAATTTTTGCATTACTAATAGCATTACCTTTTTTACTTGTAAAGTTTTCTAAAAACTCTTGTAAGTGTTTCACGTACATTACAGTACACCCTTCTCTCTCAACCTGTTAAGGTATTCATCTGTTTGTTTTGCCAATCTAATATTATCTGTCATAACCTCTGTAAGTCTAGCTTTGAGATCTTCGTTGGTTTGTTCTACAGATCTTTTTTCTCCCAATAGCTTTTTTAAATCCCATATTTGTTGCCTGTCGCTTTTATGTAAAGCTTGATGTCCATTAATGACTTCTTTTAAATCTCTTATTTTTTTGTCTGCTTGTTCTATTAACAAGGTTAAATCTAACGGACCTCTATCCTCTTTTGGATTAGGATTAGATGGACTGGGTCTTTGACCTGTATTAATAGCATGTTCTTTTAAATCTTTCGCACTCATCATACTTGACAATATATGATTGTTACCCTAAAATGTCAAGTATGCATAAACAAGGATTATTAAACGCTCTAGTAGACAAATATGAGGCACAGATATCTGCAGCCCATGCAACCATTAATATATATTTAGAAAGCCCTGTAGCTATAGGAGAACACCCACAACATCTAGATGAAATAGATAAACAATTAGCACTAATAGCAGAAGCAGAAGATAAACTAGATAGTTTAGAATCATTCCAAGTTACGGAGGAATAATGGGAGTACCAAAAAGATTAACAGAAATGCAACAAAGATTTGCAGAGCTTGTAGTATTTGGTGGACCAGACGGACCACTAACACAGACAGAAGCTGCTAGGATTGCTGGCTACAGTGAGAAAAGATGTAGGCAAGAAGGATCAGAATTATTAAATCCTAAATTAAGTCCATTAGTTGTTCAATATGTGTCAAAATTAAAAGAAGAACGTATGAAGAAATCCGAAGTTAACTACGAGAGCCACATCACAGAATTAGCAAGAATTAAGGAAGAGGCTTTGAAGAAGAAATCTTTCTCTGCTGCTGTAAATGCTGAAACAAACAGAGGCAAGGCGGCAGGATTATATATAGACAGAAAAATAATAAAAACAGGTAAACTAGAAGAGATGTCAGTAGAGGAACTAGAAGCAAAAATGAAAAAAATATTAGATGATTATTCACAAATTATTGACGTGACCCCAGAAACTAAAAAAATTAAACATTAACTTTCTCCATCTTTAATATACAACCTTTAGGAAATACATTCCTATCACTAAATACTTCCTCCTTTTCATCATAGGAAGCAAAGGTCCATAAAAACTTATTTGTTTTCTTATACACATAAGCTTGTGTAACCATGACAGCACAACCAAACTTGTCAAACTCTTCTGGAGTTGCATGCCCAGCGTCACCCGTGATGTCGAGCCACCTGATAGAATAGAAGTAATACTTCTTCTTGTTTATGATGGCGTGCTTGTATTTAGATTTTTTTCTAGTTTTCATACTTTCTTATATTCCTCTATATAAGAGCATTCTAGCCCAAACTTTATTTTTATTTATGAGTGAAAAATATTTCATGGAACGTGGAACTTTTTGAGCTTTTTGGCTTAGAATTAGCTTATATAGCAAGTTATTTAAGTTCCATGGGACTTTGGGGCAATGGAACTTTTTCATGTTTTTGGCATAATCATTGACTTTTTGATGGAACTTTTTTGGCCCTTTTTAGCAATAGCATGGAACTTTTTTGCCTTATTGTAGACATAATTAAGACTCAATTTTGCCTTTTTCAAACTCTTTTAACAAATCAGCAGTATTTACCTCTGCTTTTTCCTTAGAATCATTCTTAAGTTCAAAATATTGGTCTAATCTTTTTAAAAACTTATGTTTCCAAGACCTTAATTCTGATCCTTCTACCTTAAACTCTTGATAATATAAATCTGGTGTACATATCATAATCACGCCTTGTTGTATGTTGCTGCCATGGACATAATCGTGGGCCATAGCATAAGCTGCTATTTGTAAGAAGTAGTCCTGTATCCATTCAACACGTTTAGGCCTATTTGATTGTTTAAAATCTATTATAGATTCTTTACTATCATGTAGGCCTACCAAGTCAGTAGAACCTGCATACAATCCTGGGTAGTATAGATGTACTTCAGACCCATACCATTCTTCTACAGGTGCTAGACCTATATCAATAATTTTCTGTGCCATGGGCCGTGATTCGTTGCCAACGGGGCTTAGGTCTTCATATCCGACCCCTGTGACGTAGTTCTCTAAGAATTTGTGCATAGAGGTCCCGCGCCTTGCAGATGCCGTTTTAACACGCTCTGCTTCGTCCTTACCCACTTTAGCTTGCCAATCACGTAGGAACTTCTGGTCCTTAGTTTTACCTAATATAGTCGTAACACTTGGTAGTTTCTCACTACCAAAGTCATAGATCCGTGAGCCATGGTGCTCGTACTGTTGACCACTGACATATTTATATTTCTGATTGTATTTAATCATTTTGATATATCTTATGTATTATGGCAACAATGTG